CTTGGAAGGGTTAAGTAGACACTTTTTCAAGTGGTTGCGTCTGGCTCTTGCCTGACGTAATGCTTGTGGTTTAAGATGACGCTTCTGTTCCTTCTTGGAATGATGCTGCCAATTAGGGACTTTCATTGTTCTAAGTCGTAAGTTTACTGAATCCTTTTATCTTATCAAATTTTAATATGTTGTCAAATTTATCAACCAATTCATCTGTTTTGTGTGATATGACAAATACATTTGCATCGGTTACAACATATTTAATGATTCTGGTAAAGTAATCAGTTCCAAACCCATCAAGTGAACTATCAAATATCTCATCAAGTATCAATAAGTTAGTGCTGACAGAGTTTTTCATCTTGGCAATATCTCTCCAAGTAAAGAGAAGAGACAAGTCAATACGCATCTTCTCACCTTCACTAAAAGACTCATAACTAAAATCTTCATGAACTGGTGACTTGATACTTTCTTTAAACTCTTCATCTAATGAAAAATTGATATAAAAGTCCATCAACTGCAGATACTTATTAATCTGTTGATTCATTAAAGGAAGATACCTTTTGATTATTTTCGACTTGACTCCACCATCTTTCATCAGGGAATGTGCAAACTCATGGTAAGCATTCTTTTCTCTAAATTCAGATTGGTCTTTTTGGAGGTCTTCGAGTTGTGATAGTAGAGTTTCTAACGCATGTTTCTCAGCAGTTCGGTTTTTAAGTTGTTCGGTAATCGTTTGAATTTCTTGTTCGAGGTCTCTAGATTGATTTTCAAGTCCAGAAATCCTTGTATTGGTTTTAGAAATTTCATGCGTGAGTTTCGTAGCCTCCGAGGATAATTTTTTAAAAGTTTGCTCTCGCTCTTCTTCAAGTTTGATGGCAGATTCCAGTTCTTCGTAACCCTTTTTGAGTTCTTTTGCCTTCGATTCTGCCTCGTTAATTTTATTTAACCGAAACGATTCTTCTATATTTTGGGTACATGTAGGGCATGTTACATTTTCACTGAAGAACTTATGTTCCTTGGTAATGGTAGATACTTTATTGGATAATTTACCTTTTAAGTTACCCAATTTTCGTAACTTTTTGTTAGAATTCCCAAACGATTCCATGTCGTCATTGATACTTTTTAATTTTTTATCAGTATCCTCTATGATCTGACGATGGGTTCCAATCCCAACAAACATATTTTCTAACTTTTTCTTCTTCTTATCAATATCTTTTCGACCAGTTTCTTCTAAATCACTAATAAAAGACTTCTGCATATCTATTTTTTCTTCTGTCAAGTCTTTTTTAATTGTAAGTTCTCGTATTCTTTCATTTGTAGACCTAACTCTTTCCTTTAATATTAAACCCATCGAAGAAAATATTTTAATGTCTAAGATATCCTCAATCACCTCTCTACGATTTGGTGCATTTAATTGCATAAAAGGTACAAATGATGCACTACCTAAGACTACAATCTGTGTGAATGACTTATAATTTAACTTTAATACATTCTCTTCTAACCATTTCTGTTGATCATTTGCTGCAGCGTTTTGATCTAGGAGTTCATCATCTCTCCATATCTCAAATCTATTTGGTTTAATTCCACGAACAATTTTCCAATCAAAACCTGGTGTTGTAAATTCTATTTGAACTTCACAATCTTTTTCATTTGCAGCGTTGACTAATTGTGACTTTGTAATTTTACGAAAAGGTTTATTAAACAAAGAAAAAGTAAGAGCATCTAGAACAGTGCTTTTACCTGCTCCATTTGTTCCTACGATTAGATTAGTTTGTGCTTTTACAAAATCAATTTCAGTAAAATGGTTTCCTGTAGATAAAAAATTACGCCATCTTATCTGTTTGAATAAAATCATTCTCTCTTGGTGGAATTACAAAATCATCAGGTTTAATAATGACATATCTATAATTATACTCGTAACACGCAGAAATTGCAACTTTTTCTTCAATTTCTACAACAGTCATCTCTGGATAATCATCTGCTTCAAGTAAACCTGCATACCTTTCAGCGTCATCTTCATCCTCAAATAAGTATAATGCCCTCTCACCATCAGGATCATTAACAGCATATGCTCCTTCTCTTTCTTGTCCTAAGATGGTTAAAATAAACATTAGTCTAGTTCGCAAGCTTGTTGATAGACCTCCTTCATTAAGTTTTTTACAAATTCTTTGTTTAAGTCAAAATCCGAGTCTTCAATATATTTATTCAAAATTGTTAAGGTATCTTCACCCTCATCTTTTGAAAAATCTACTTCCTCATCATTAAGTGCAAAGTTTTCAACAATTTTAACATCAATTGATCCAACTTTAATTATCTTGTCAAGAAACTTTTCAAATTGTAATTGATTCGTTTTTTTACGAACAAGAATCTTTACATGCTTATCTTTAAATTTATTTGCATTGAATAGAGTTGGATTTGTATCATCATAATAAATTTTTTCAAAAATAGTATAAGTATTCTCAATAAATTCAAAGTCATAAGTTTCTGTATCAAAGATATGAAATCCTCTTCGATCATTTACATCATTCCAATATATTTCATAAGGATTGCCGAGATAAAAGAATTTACCATCATTTGATCTTGTGTGATAGTGTCCAGAAAATACAGTTTCAAATTTATCAAAAAATGATTTAGGCATTCCATGTTCCATCACAAATCCTCGATGTGCTTGGAATCCATTGATTTCTAGATGTCCAAAAGCAACTTTAGATTTTGTCTGACTAATTTTTCTTTTAGTCTCATCATAATTATCAGCACATATCCAAGGTATCATAAAGAAATCTGATCCACCAATCTTATATGAATCTGGAGAAGAGATAGCAACTATATTGTCATAGTCTTCTAATAAAGATTCAACTGCATTGATTTCATTTGTATTTTTATAATACACATCATGGTTTCCAACCAACTGATATATTTTAATTCCCATTTTTTGAAATCGGTCATAGACATTTTTCTTTGCCCAATTTAAAGCCCAAAAATCTATATTTTTACGATTATCAAATGCATCTCCCATATGAATGCAAGTTGTTATACCTCTCTCCTCTAGCGTAGGAAAGAATATATCATCGTAAAATTTTTGGAAAAAGTCATGGAAAACTTTACTACCCTTACGAGCACCAAAGTGTGTATCCGTAATAATAGCAATCTTCATGAATTTTGTTTTGCTTGAATATTTTCCTTAATTGTATTATAATCAGATGCGTTAAAGTTACCGTCAGCAGTCATGACTTCCTCAAATCCAGATCTTTCAATGATCTTTGCTCTTATATCCATTTGTCTTTTTTCTTTTTGGATACGACGTAGAAATGCATAATGTATTATCTGAGTAAAGTAAGCAAATGGATTTGAAGATTTCTCTGGATCAAAATTTTTGATATATTGAACACAGTTCTCGATACCATCACAGATCATATCCTCACGAAACATATAATTAACAAAATTTGGTTTATATGATAAGTGTGTTGCTATCTTCAAGAAACATTCTCCAAGATAGTTTGTGATACGAGGTCGGTCTTCGCCAGCTTCCTCTGCTCTCTTACATTGATTACGATAAATGACAATTGCATTTAAAAATTCCTTGTTGTTTACGTAATGTTCCGACCTTTTTCTTGTTCTAGGCATTTCATACGATCTCCGCTAGTTAATGTTAATTATAACACAAAATGAATAATAATGCCAGAGGCACTTGACAAAGTAATAATATATGTGTAGAATAACTCTGTTAAGGGTTAAGAGACATATTAGCTATTACTATTCTTCTTCTTATATAGTTTCTCTAAAAAGATTCGAGCGTCAGTCACAGTAGATAGATATCCCATATCTTTAGTAACTATAGATTCATTAGTATCTCGATCTTTATCATTTAAATACCTATTATAGATACGAATTACTTCCTTGTCAAATACTTCAGACATTGTAATAACTTTATCCATATCAAGTATTAATATTGTATCAGTTGCTGCCTGAACCCAAGGTACGACTTTAATTGCTCCAACAGACATATTCTTCATTAATATACTTTCAAACATTACAGGACTATCTAAGAGTAGTAGAGTTCGATCATCTTCTTCACATGAAGTTACAGTTGAAATTATTTCTTCACCAGAAACTAATTTAATGACTGCTAAAAAATCTTGTGGTTCTTCCTTTTTTTTCTTTGTCATTTTTCTCCTAAGTCAATTTGAACAATTTCGTAATTAAATTTTTCTTCGTTGTAAATTTTGATTCTTTCGATAAGATGATTGAGTGTATAATTTCTTCTCGACAAATGCGTGATGTCATCCGCAATGTCATAAAGAACTGCTTGAGTCTTGCTATCTCCTTTTCTTAGAACTCTTCCAATTGACTGAAGATTTCGTATTCTTGACTTAGAGGGAGAAGCAAAAATGACGTTATGAAGATTTTTAATGTTAATTCCTGTGGAGAAAGTTCCATAAGATGCTACGATAATTGCGTTTCTTTCGGTTTCAGTGATTTCTCTGATTCGTTCTCTTTCTTCGGCATCAACTCCACCGTGTACATAAAATACCTTGCGGTCATTCTTTATGGAATTATTTATGAGTTCGTAAAGTGGTTGACCATGTGTTTCGACTCGACTGAACAACACTAAAGTATTACCCTTTAAGTCTACAACTAAATTTTTAATAAAGTTATTTCTCTTTGAATGTGTGATTATGTGTTGTAGTTCTTCTTCATATACCTCAAACTTTTGTGGTTTATGTTTAAGTATTAATATGTGTATCTGGAGTTTTGATAAGTGTCCTTTATCAATCAACTCTTTTGTCTGTGTAACTTTATAAGAAGGCCCAAATAATCCTTCTAATACCCATTTATGCGTCTGTGTGCCATCTAAAGTTCCAGTAAACCCAAATCTATACTTTGCAGCATCCATCTTTGTCATGATGCTTACAAGCGATTTTGACTTGAATAGATGTGCCTCATCACCAATTACCACCTCAAAATCTTTAAAGAAAGGTCTTTTTAATTTGTATATTGATTGCCATGTAGTAATTGTTACTGGGTATTCATTTGTTTTTTCCTTGCCCGCATATATTCGATGACAATAATTTTCTGCGTCCCATCCGTAATCCTGAAAATCTTTGAACATTTGTTCAACTAGAGATGTAGTTGGAACGACTAAAAGTATTTTTTTATTCTTTTCTGCATAGTATCTGACTACAGCATAGATCATTAATGACTTACCTGATGCTGTAGGTGAGATTAAAAGTTTACGATTGTAACGAAGAGCATCATAAACTGCATCTATTTGATATTTTCTTGGTTTATATTTTGATATACGAGTCATATATTCTTTCACACCTTCACGACTTATAATTTCATTCTCTTCAAAAGGTGCTCCATAAAATTGATTATTCTCAAACTCCAAACTATATTCTGACTTTCTTGCCCAATTTACAATTTTATCTACAAGACCACCATATACTTCTCCAGTTGCAGGAGAAAACAAACGAATCTTACCATCCCAATACTTACTACGATATTGTGGCATGAACTTTGCACCAGGTACATCAAATGTGAAAAGATCTGATAACTCCTGATTGATATGTGGTTCTGCCTTAACAGTCACATATACTTCATTCTTCTTTTTGATGATGATGTCAGTCACTGTAACCCCGAATAAACTTTTGCCACTCAATGGCATTTTTTATTTGATAAGTTCTATTTGTAATATTCTTGAGAATACTATCCAAATAATTGAGCATTACTTGGTAATAATCCATTTTGCTTTGAATTTTAATCAAGTCGTCATCAGAACCGAGATATAAATCCATATCTTGTCTTATGACTTTATGATCAAAAGGTTTATCTATGTATATCTCTGGATCTGCTTTTCCAGTATAGTATAACCATTTTTCTTTTTTTGTTTGTTTTAATTTATTCTCTTCTATCTTTTTAAGAAGAGTTAAATTATTATAAATTTTATAATATTTTGCATGTAGGGAAGGAATCTTTGTAGACTCTACATGTAATTCATCTTGGTCTAGTTTTGAATCTTCATCCCATAATGCTTGAATTTCATCAAGATTCATAAATTAAGTCATAACTTCTATATTGTATATAGAATACTTAAAAGTGACTGTGGCCGTGACATAATTGATATCTCCTGCGGTTGCATCAAACTGTATAGTTGATAAAGAAACTGGAAATACATCTTTAAAATGAACCTTTGATATTTCATTAAAATTACTATTATAGATGATAAGAGTTGCATCTGAATATTCATTTAAAGCACTTTTTGCACCTACTTCTGGGGTATATTCATCTCCTCTTTTTAAATCAATAAATTGTTGAATACTCTCTGGAAAACCAAGTCCTTTCAACCAATTATGAACTTGCATATAGTTTTCTAAATTCTCATCTACAAAGAATGTAAGATTAAAATCTTCATAGGTCAATTTATCACCAGCAACAGGAATGTTCTTTAGGTAAGTTGGTTGCTCTGTAAATCCAAGAACAATACCTGGTATATTTGCTGAGTTGGAAAAAAAATCTGCTTTTGGTGCTTTTGTAATTACAAATTTAAAACCGACTGGAGATAGATAGTTTCTATTATCCAGTTGATTATTCCACGGTTCGTTTCTCATTTTTTCTTCTTAACACAGTTTGGATATCTCTTTCCAAACATTGTCTTCATACCTTTTTTCTCATATCCAGCCCAACATTTCTCTTGAAACTGTTGAAATGTTACTCCCTCTGCTCTTGTCCTAGCAAGATCTTTGCTTTTACTATCAGGTGAAGTGCTATCAAAAGCAGGATTATTTTTATAACGATCAGGTTGTTTATTTCTCTTCTTAGTCAACATCTTTGCTTTTTTATCAAGATAGTCTTTCATGGCACCACTTGCTTTACCAGATCCTTTATATAATCCGTAAGACATTCCTTCTTTAGTAAACTTCATACCTTTAGTTGCTTTATCCTTAAGTGCCTGACGTTTTTTGG